CCCACGCCCGTTTGGGCGTAGGAGAGACTACAAGTCGTAGTCGAAGTGTTTTAGCCTTACCGGCTGAGTACACTGGTAAACTCAGGGTCTTTCACACAGCCAACAGACGAGGGCTTATTATGTCAAGAATTAGGACCAAAGGGTCTTGTGTGTCTACAACTTATTCAAAAGGCCCGCATGACTATGCTCGTATGGAGGATACGGTTATACCGAACTTCCATGAGCGTCGTGCCGCTGGCGAATTGATTTGTAGCCCCATGAATATGTTCGAGGTGAAAAGAGCTGTTGCCGAAAACGGCAGGCTCGCTCTCCGCGGACATTATGGCATCCGTACTAGCTTAAGAGGTCAACCTGGTTACCCAGCGGGTACCAAGGTTCCCTTTAGTTATACGGGTTCCTTTGCATGGGCGATCCCATCGTACACCGATTACTTAGATTATAAGTATTGGTTCGATGCGAAGCTAGCAGCTGCCGGTTTTCCTGCAGTTGACAGTGTAGCCCCTGGGATTCACACAGACCTTTCTGGCCGTCTTGGTTCTGGCGTCGCACAAATCTACGTTTCTCTTGCCGAGGGTCCTAAGACCCTTCGCATGATACGTAATGCTGCTCGCCTCCTAAGACGTCCTCTTGACACCGCTCGTCGCGCGCTTGGGTGGTCTAGGAGCAAACTCTTTAATTCCGACCGCGATGAACGCGCTCAGTTTTATGAGAAAGCTTCCGAGATATGGCTTACCGCCAGATACGGGTGGAGACCTTTGGTTCATGATACAATGAGTATCACAGAGGCCTTCATGTCCGACCCCCTTGCACGGGAAACCGTGCGCGCGAGTTACTTACTCGGATCAACCACAAGCGATTACACCACCGGTGAAACAAACACTAATGGCGTAATTTCTTGGTTGCGGCGTACAACGACATTGTCGCAGTCGCTGCGTTTAGGTCAAACCGCTGATTTCAAAGCATCGACAGATCTTGATGCTAAGATTTTTGGCGGATATGATCCTTTAGGTACGGCCTGGGAGCTCATTCCACTTTCTTTCGTAGTGGATTGGTTCCTCAATATCGGTTCTGCTTTGCAGGCATTGCAAGCCCTGCTTTTGATAGCAGAACGCGTTGGCTGGACAACGGTTACAACATCGTTTACTGTAAAGACAGTCCCCGAATGGAAGGTTCAAACGTCATACTATAGAGATCTCTATAGATATGACGGAACCTTGTTCGCTGACTGGCCTTATGAGGAAACGATTCGCCTTAAACAGCGAATACCCGTTGAATCTTTCCTCCCCGTTATCTCCACACGATGTAACTTGGACTTTCCAAAGGTCCTTGATTCTATCGCGTTGCTGCGTAAAGCAGCTGGAGTGCGGTCCAACCCTTAAGCTCATGGAGTTTTAATGGCCACTATCACCGTAACGGTTGACAGTGTGAACTATGTGTTCACCTCAGATTCCGTACAGCCGGATGCTGTTAAGTATCTGAGTAACGACTCAACTCTCGCTCTACCGAGCTCAATGTTGTGTCGCCGGGTTTATCCCAAAAAGCAAAAGTCTTATCCGGGGAATGCGAGGAATATCCTCAAAACTTCTCGGATGGTTAGCGTTGGGGAAGAAACGTCTCCGATTATATTCGAGACGGCTGTTTCACGACGCGCCGACGTTCTGTCTGCTGACTTCGTGCTTGCACGTAAGATTCATGCAGCTTTACTTGCGGATACCGAGCTAGATGGATTCTTTAACAATTTATCCCTCTAACTTTATCCACAGGGTCGGTATGCTTTCTCTAGCGGCACTTGCTGTCGCTATTCTTTCCTTAATGTGCGCCACTGGTTCCTTATGGCTAGTGCGTCACTCACTGGAGAAATTCCAAGTTGAAACGTGTGAACTGCCCCAATGGGGACCTCAAACGTACACTCCTGACTCTCTCAAGAAGTCAGGTAAGTGAGCAGCTCTATGTTGAGCTCCTTACGGAACTCGAAAACGGCTTGACGCCGGGTGTCAGTCATACCTTGGATAGGTTGACTGACCTCCCTGCTTATGTCGAGCTCCATGATAAGCATGCCATTCACTCACGTGAGGCAGGCGATATTGATGGATATTTCCGTCATAATCAACTCGCATGCCTCTTGAAGAAGCTCGAGCTCCCACTATTCGATAACGTGGGTCGAACTCGAGCCCTTGAGAAGTGGATGCACGCTGAGATGCGGTGTAAGGAGATGAACTATGCTATATTAGCTAGTTCATCAAACCGTACCCTCGCTAACGCGATCGTAAGTGTTAGGAAGGAAATCTGGGACCTTTTGGGTTCCGCTCCTCCTGCATTTCGCGACGTTGTTAGATTCATGCGCTTCGGTCCCGGCTCTGACCTAACACACAAACGTACTCAGGTATCTTTACCTGAGAAGCTAATCAACCCTTCTGCCTATGTAGGTCAAGAGGACTTGGTTAGCATGCTCGCAACGTTTACACGTATGCGACCATTCGTAAGTGTGGACGGGGCCAGACGGCATCTTCAGATGCCGGAATTAGCCGGGGACGAAGTCCGTTACTTCGAGGCTGCTCGTTATGACGTTGTGCCGAAATCAATCTCAGAAATGAGATCTATAGAGATCGGACCATCTTTGACAGGGTTCATCCAGCAGGGCTATGACGGCTTCATTCGAGACCGTCTACGCGCTGTATGGAAGTTAGACTTACGGGACCAGTTTCCTAATCAGAGACTGGCTCGTATTGGGTCTATTCGTGGTTGTCAGGCTAATTCGCCTTGCACCATAGACCTGTCATCTGCATCGGATAGCATTTGTTACGCCCTCGTGGGCGTTTTGCTTCCTAATGCGTGGTTCCATACCCTTAAACGGTTGCGTGCTTCAAAAATCACGCTACCGGATGGGAATGTATGGGAACTCCATAAATTCTCAAGCATGGGTAATGCTCTTACCTTCTCACTCCAAACACTTATATTCGCGGCTTGTGTTCGTGCCATTTTACGGGCACGCGGCCACGAAGGTGCAGAGTGGAGGGTTTATGGTGATGACATCATCGTACCTTACCGCGTCTATGATGACGTGGTAAATCTCTTAGAGTTATTCGGTTTTACCGTTAACTCAAAGAAGAGTTTCAAAGAAGGAAACTTCCGAGAAAGTTGCGGTGGTGACTATCTCCATGGCACAGATGTGCGAGCGCTGTACCTTAAAAAGCCAATTATCTCGGCCGTTGATGTGTTCAAATTTTGTAATTTGACACAACTTAAGGCTATGGTGGCGCCAATTCCGGCTAGCTGCTATGCAGGATTCTTTCGACGCCTGCTTTCAGCCATTCCTCCACACATGAAAGTGTATGGGGATACCTACCAGGCTCCAGATAGATGTATCTGGTCCCGATATGCGGTTAAGCGACAACTTACAGCTGTTGCTTTGCATAGTGAAACAAAAGTGCCAGAAAATCTGGCATATGAATCACTATTGTTAAAAGGTTCCCTTCCTCATCCCCCTTTGCTTCGCGGCAAGGGTCTTGCTGAAGGGTATTCGAAAACAGCGCTTAGGACGCTTCTAAGCTCGGAGCTTAGTAGCACCGTGCTCACCGATCCACGCGTAATCAGGACTGATACGTCGTGTCACGTCATTAGAAGGAAGGCCAGCAATGGTCTCCGCCACCGCGAGGTGGCGGTGGAGACTCTTCCGTTTGAGCCTTTGCTCATGAAGGACTAGCTCTTTAGCCTTATATGCCATTAGCCCTTAAGTGGGCCTGTTGCACAACGTGCCAGGTAGGCTAGTGTGACAAGCGGGAATGCAGAGCA